AAAATTGGATATTTAGAAGAAGCAATTAAACGAATTGCGGCATCAAACATTTGTGAAAATGGAACTGGATCAACATTCTCATCATAATCAAATCTCTTATGGAAAAACTCCATATCAATTTTTTTAGCATCATCTCCAGTTTTATCAGTTGTAGGAAGTTCTTCAAAATAAAATGCCCTATCACCAAACTCTTTTAGAAAATACTCCTGTGCCTGTGTCTGATCCGTTTGTATCAGAACTCTATAATTTGGATTTTTTTCCAAAAGTTTTTTTGCTACAGATGTATATTCTTCAGGATTTGCTACAGAAACTTCCGTAAACTTATCAGTACCTCTATAAAAAATACAAATCGTTTCTTCAGGATTAAATGCGTACTTATTTTTCAAATAATCTACATTAGATATTACTGCATCACTTGGAGAAAAGTATCTACTTATGATTTGAGAATAATCATCAAAAGGTATAAGTGAAATAGCATCTCCTGATGTTTTATTTGCATCTATTTGATATAGATTTTTCCAAACAGGAAGTTCCTGATGTGGATTTAGTTTATGAAAAAGAGGATAAATGTCCTGTGATGGATCTAATTTATAACTTTTAAATCCATGCTCATAACTAATCGTCTCAGGAACAATTCCATGAGCAAGCAAAGTTATTATTGCAGAAAAGGTTTGATGAGTATTGGAATAAAATCCACTGTTCCATAAACATTCTAGTTTGTTCTCATATACACCAAACAAATTACAATACGCAGTAATATATCGACAATTATAAATTATCATTTTCCAAAAATAAAATCATTTACGATTTGTTGAGGAATTCTCAACAGGTAAGCTGCATTATCTTGAAACCCAAAGGTAATTAAAAGATCATTTTGATATTCATCCATTCCGCAACAAAATTCAATCTTTGCTCCCATAAAATAGAACTCAGGAGAAATTGTTACAATGTTCCAGTTTTTGTCCCAAAGGACAAAACGATGACGATAAGTTCCATCTTTTCTTCCTGCTTCACTACCGTAAAGGAAAGTTTCATGCGCCACGCACATATGATAATTTCCAAAAGAAATTACCTGAGAACCTCCACGAAGATCTCCACATCCAAGATCTTTCCAATTATTAAGACATACTTGTTCAGATGATTGAGTTTTAGGATCAACTCTTACAACTTCTGTACCATTAGTCCATTTGACATAATGATATGGCATGTCCTTAATGGGCATCCAGTTTTTCTCACAGTATGAATTTTTATCAACCGGAGTGGGAATACGGAACTGTGAGATTTCTTTTGCGTATGAATCAGTAAGTTCAATTTCAGAAAGTTCCATACGACCCGTACCAATGTGGTCCAAGTCTCTTCGAACTCCAGAAACATATAACTTACCATCCCATCTAACAATTCGACAATCTTCAAGACCAACAAAATCCCAACGCTCTTGATCAGGAAATCTTGAAGTATCAATACGATGATATGATTTGATTCTCATATTCTCATCCATTTCGCACAAGTAGTTCCAAGTGCGGAGATGCATATCATTTTCTGGATGAATATAAACTAGTGGACCCCATTGATTCTCATACTTATTTTTTTCTGCATGATAAAGGGTATAGTTAATATTACGAAGATTTACCAGAATCTTTCCATTATCATTGTACACTGATGGATTTGTTATGGAAGGTCCCATAAGTTCTTCATGAGGAAGAATTAAAGGATGTATTGATCCACCATTTTCTAAAGCAAGTTTTACAAAATTCATATAAGAAAGTTTTTTTATATTATAAGGGATTTATATTGAAATTACAATAGAGTATTTTTATTTTGTAAGCCCATAATAATGAACTTTGATATTTTCATTGTCGCTTTTGTATGTCCTCCACATATCAACAACAATGCTACCTTCAGGAATATCACAATATAATTTATCCTCTTTGTTGTAAGTAGCAAAAGAACTATGCGCCAAAAGAATTACTGATGGACTGACAATTTCATTTTCTCCGACAAATGGATCTATGTATATTGGATCAAATCCAAGTTCTGTGCAGTAGTTACCAATCAAAATGCTATAACTTCCATCAATATATGGAACATCTGGTTTGTATGCTTTTCCATGTATTGCAATCGGCAATGAATTTTCTTTTGCAATTTCAACTAATTTCAATGCAACATTCCTTGCCTGCATTTCACGAGTATGCATAATTGCACCAAAAAAATCATATCCCAAATCTAATTTTTGAGAAAGATACTTAAGTGCAATATTATCTCTTGGATGACAGGCGCCCCCATCACCCATACCCGCCTTCATATACTTTGAACTGATAATTCGGTCAGTAGACTTGCAAAGTGCTTCTGTTACGACATCTACATTGATATTACCCTGCCTTTCGGCAACGTCTTGTATCATATTAACGAAAGAAAGTTTTGTGCTTACCAAAGTATTGTAGAAAACTTTAATACACTCACATTCATCCCAATTAGAAACAATAATTGGAGGATGATTTTGAATAATTGATTCGTACAAACTAATTAAGGTTTTGACTTCTTGAGTTTCTATACCACTTTCATTCCCAAGAATAATTAAATCCGGATTTGCCATATCATACTTTACCGAACCCATAGCAATGAAGTATGGATTGTAAACAAACTTGGGGTTTGTTACATGTTGAATCAATTGTTCTCTAATTGTTCCGGGCAGAACTGTAGAAATCAATACAAGAATTTGATTCGAATTCATATATTGATTCACTTCTTGAATAACACCAGTTACGATAGAGTAATCAAAATCCTTTGGAGGAAGATGTGAGATTGGCATTCTTCCATCATACAAAAGATCATGTGGTGTAGGAACAGCAATAAAAACAACGTCTTTGTCAGAAACTGCCTTTTCAATTGAATTCACAATTTCAACTTTATCCGAAACAACTGGCACGACATCGTATCCAGTTACAGAGTATCCATTTTCGGAAAATACTTCTGCACAAGGAAGACCAAGTTTTCCTAGACCAATAAATGAAATTTTCATTCTCTTTCCAAATCAAGTGTTACGCAATGAAATCCTCCACCAAGTGTCCTTTGATGCCTCATAGGAAGCATAGCGCATTCAATATCATGCTTCTCCAATTCGGTTCTTAAATTATGCTGATGCTCTTCCAAAGCAACCAAGTTTTCATTAATAGAAAATAAATTCATATTAATCCACTTAGATGCATTATTATAGTTCTTATAGTGCCCAATGTCAACTGGTTCTGGACACCAAATAGCATCCCAATTGCAAAAGGGTTTTGGTAAGACAGACTTATCTTTAATTCTTTCTGGATTGAGTAGCATTAACCCCTCTCTCAGAAACGCAACGGTGCTGTCAATATGAATGTAACTGTAGACACCTTCTAAAAGATGAACCTTTACTCCACTTCCTACCAATTCTTGAAGTAACTGCGCTCCCTTTTTATTTCCAGTATTCGAAATTAAAAATAAGAGGTCATCATTAGCACGAACAATATTAGCCGCATCAAATGCGGGAGAGTATTCAGTAAGTGCTAAGGTATCCTTATCTCCAAGACAATCTAAATTATAAAGATTCTCATCATAATAACATTCGACAGAGACAGGATTTTTTAAGTACTTTTCAAAAGATTTCCATTCATTATGTCTTGCTTTAATTGGCATTGGGGTAGCAAGAGTCAAATTGTCATGAATAAAAACACTATCTCTTGGACAGTAATTATAATACTTTGGATTATTATTTTCTGGTCGAACTACCTCTACGTTTTGAGATTGTAGAAAATTTACGAATACTTCCAAATCTTCCGATGCTTCTTCTATAACCTGTGTTGGATAATCACCCACAGAAATATTTGATGTATCACTCACATCTGCATAGTTTATGGTTCTCATACTCAGATCAATCTCAGGAACTTTTGCTTCTTTTGCAGTTCCTACTACAACTCTCTTAAGTTGAGACCATTCATTTATTGGGTTATTCATGTATTTTTAAAGTCATTAAATGATCGTAAGGCTTTCCGTAAGAAAAAAAATCTTCTAAAGTAAATTTATCTCGTTCATTTTGCCACCAAAAATAATACAATTCTCTTGATCGGATAAAATTAAATAAATTTCTTTTTATATTTTCCTCGTAACTACCAAACTCATTATTACATGTAATTAGTGGAATGCAATAGGTTCTTCCATTTCCACATATAAAGTAATCAACACTTGTCCCACCACCTTCTCTCAATATTTGATATTCATTTACTTTCTTATCAAATAAGAACAATCCATCTTTGTAATGTAAATCAACTAGTTTATTCGCATATCTACGATTAATTAAACAAGGTCCAAAATAAGTTCCACTATACTGTTTTGGAGATAAGAAAAATTCAATTTTATTGCAAGATTCATAACCCAACTGAATGCAATCCCAATCATAAGGAATGTTATTCATCAAATATTCCCAATCAAAATGCCAATACTCGATTAAACTCAAATCATAATCATCCTCCATCATGATCATGTAGGGTTCATTGGTATTCTCTAACCACCATTTCAAAAGTTCAATATGACACATGGCATTTGCAGTGACTGCCGGAAGTTTACCCCAGTAATAAATGTCACCGACAACTAAATGTTCCCATTCTTCTAATCTTGATGCAAGATACTTGGAAGAACTTATTCTGGAATAATTTTCAATATTCCATTTTTTAAATTGAGATTCCATGTAATCTCTACGGTCAATTCTATTATCCAAATTAAAATAATATATGTGAGGAATTCCTTTTAGTTTATTATCCAAGTCCATAATATAATTATTTTAATGTGGTTACTATAGAATATTTACTTCCTTTTATAACTGGCATTATTTTATAAGGAAACATATAAGTAAGAGGAAATATCAAAACAGAACCTATTTTAGGTCTGACAGTAATATCTCCATTGAATAAGGAATATTCTCCACCTTCATAATCATCGTTTAATTGAATAGAGCAATATATAATTCCTAAGGATTTTTCAATACCTTTTGACTCCTTTGAATTAGTTTCAAAAAGAGTATTGGTTTTAACAATCTCATAACCGGAAGTATAAGTTATTTTTTCAATGAAATTAATATCATATATTTTATTCTTTTTCATCAATTCCGTAATTATTCTATGCACCGAACAATCAATTAATTCCTTATTTTTTTTATCCCCATTTAAAATTTTAATTATTCCTTGATTATCTTTAGAAATCCATTCATTAGATTTTTCATATTCATTCAATATTAATTGACAAGCATATGGAGTCATTACGTTATCAAAAACTTGGACATAATCTCCTATATTTCTTTTTGATTTAATATTCATCACAAAATTATATTCTTTTGATTATGTCCAAAGTCTTGTAAAAACTGTTTTCTACTTTAAAGTAATCAATCCATATCTGCCTGTTTTCTTTTTGAATTTGAAATAGATCTTCCTCAGAATGTTTATTATGATAATCTAATATAACTCTATTAATGTCCGTAAAATTATTAGAATTTTCTTTTGTTACGTAAATAGTATTTTTCTTATATGGAATTTGATCTTGAAATGGAAAGATGCAATCAGTATCGAATAGAACTGGTATTCTTCCCATCATAAAAGTTTCAGACAACCTAAAAGAAAAATTACCTCCCCCTCTAGCGCAGAGAGTGTACAAATTAGATTCTATATTTTCAATAAATTCTGATTTAGATCTTGATGCAATAGTTTTATCTTCTGACAGAGCATTGTTACTAAAATAATATTCTTCTATATTACCCCACGTTTTTCTTAATATAAAATTTGAATAATAATAATCTTTTAATTGATTTACAATACTATTTCTAAAAAATCCACACGAATCATTATAATCATGAAGACCACAAAACCCAACAGAAAGATTTTTTTCTAAAAATTTTCCTTTAAAGTAATCATTGGAAGGAGTTGGGCATCCAAATACTTTTTGTGGAATATGATTACTTTTATCTCCAGAACTTAAAAAATAAGTTATGTTATTAAAACCATAATCAATAAGATCAACAAAGTCTCCGCCATAAAATAGTAATATTTTTTTATTACTTTCTTCGAAAAATTTTAGTAGTAGATAATTTTTTCGTATATACTCATCAAGACTAATGTATATTGATGGTATATGCATTAATACATATTTTGAATTTTCTATATCGGAAAATTCATATGAGATGTTTACTATATCATCAAATATTTTTTGAGTTTCAGAATTAAAGTGATTTAATAATTTTAATTTTACTTTCTGGGGTAGTAGGCAAAAATAAAAATAATTATGAAAGACATCAAAATAATTTTTACCTACTTGATTACTTTCTATCTCAAAAACAAATCTATCAACATTAGCATAAAACATAATTAAAAAATAAAGTTAAAATAATCACATTGGAGGAACTGGCCAAGATTCATGTTCTGGGTCTAATACTAAGGGTTTTGGTTCTATAATATTTGCTGGTAAATCTCTTAATTCTTGTCTATAGTTTTGCCAAGCAACTTTTTGAGATTCTGTAAGTGGAGCATCAGGTATTTGTGTCCAATCAGAGTCAGTAAGTCTTATATCCCTCAAATATCTAAGGTCTTCCCAGTAATCTCTTGCTGCTTCTGCTGCTAATTCTGCCGCAATTCTTTCATCTTCAATTCTTTGCTTTTCATTATTATAATCTATAATTGCTTGCTCATAGATTCCAAGTTCTTCTATTCTTTCGTTCGGAGAGGTGTCTTTAAATTCGACTTCGCCCCATGTATCATACCACTGAACAGCATGAACATCCGCAGGAATCCAGTCTAAATTTTGCTGAACTTTTAGGAGAAATTCTCCGTCAATTCCAATAACTCCATCTTCAGGTATAATCGTTAATTTCATCTTTTTCTTATAATAATTGATAATTATATTTATTTAAGTTTATTTAAGAAATAGAAACATTTATAGAACGAAGTTCATTTACAAATTTTCTCATCATATGATCATTCGCTTTGCCATATGTAAAGAAATCTTCTAAAGTAAACTTGTCTCTATCATTTTGCCACCAGTCATAATATAATTTTCTAGATTTTATATGATGAGGTCTTATGATTGGAATATCATCTTCATAACTACCCAAATCATTATCACATGTAATTAGTGGTATACAATAAGTTCTTCCACCCCCACATATAAAATAATCTACAGATAGACAATCTTTAATACTTTGCTTAGATGATATAAAATTTAATTTCATTTTCAGTGAAACTTTTCCATCCGAATTATAATGCAACCTAATTATTTTTTCCGCATAATGACGATTTATCATGCAGGCTCCAAAATAAGTCCCTAAAATAATTTTAGGATGTAGATAAAAATTTAAATATGTATCAGACTCATAACCCAATTGAATACAGTCCCAATCATAAGGAATATTATCCATTAAGTATTCCCAATCAAAGTGCCAGTATTCAATTAGGTTTAAATCATAGTCATCCTCCATCATGATCATGTAGGGTTCATTGGTATTCTCTAACCAATTTTTAATCATTTCTAAATGAGTAATTGCATTTGCAGTCACTGCCACATTTTCATGAACATATTGCCCATCGACAAAAACATCTCTCCAAGAGTCTATTTCAGAAGCCAAATATTTACTCGAAGAAACTCTCTGATAGTTGCTAATTTTCCAACGATCAAATTGAGATTCCATATAATCTCTACGGTCAGTTCTATTATCAAGATTTACATAATAAATTTTTGGAAGACCTTTGAGTTTATTTTGGAGATTCATTGAAATACTTTTTTAGATTTTAAATTTGGATAATCTTTATAAGACCACTCTTTAGGAGAAGTTTTAATTGCTTCCGACAGTTTTTCTAATCCTATTTTTGCAGTTTCGGGAGTCATATAATAATGATAACCTAAGGTATCAATATCTTGCTCCATCCAAGGAGTATTTGGAATTCTACCATCATATGACATTTTTTTTAGTATATCATAGTCTTCCTTTTTTTGCAACAGAATAGCACCACCTCTACCTAAGTTGAGATGTTTTTTATATTGAAAACTTAAACACATAAAAGTGTTTCTGATATACCCATTTTGCTTCCAGAATACAGCAGCATCTATAATGTTTGTATTCTTAAGATAATAAAAATCTTTCCACTCATCATATTCAAAATTCCATTTCAAATTTAATTTCTCTAAAGTAAATGGTACGGAAATATATGTATGAGAAGGAATGATTATGTTATTGTATTTTGTCAATCTTAAGCAGAGTTCTATTGCATGTGTACAACAATCTGTTGTGACTGCATATGGTGCATTATAAAACTCTGCAATTCTATCTTCAAATTTTTCAATAGATTCAAACATATATTCCGGTTATTTGCATAGTATATCTGTTTTCTTTTCCTAAATTTGCTGCCATATGCGGGGTATCATTTTTCCACAATACATAATCCCCCATACTCCAATTTACTATGGGGGATTCGTCAAGTTCAAAGTAATGCCCAGACTTCCAATCTTCTAGGAAAATAATTGCTCTACCAACATCATCAGTATCAGACAAATTCATTATTTCTCTATATCTTACAAAAGTATCACTGTGCTCTGGCATTATAATTCCAGGCTCCATACAATATAAAGTTATTGTTGATTTAATAATCGGAATATAATTTAAAATTTCATAACACCATTCCGGCAATGTATTAGATTGATCAAACATTGAACCGGTATATCTCTGGTAATTGTGCCCAAGAGATTTCCACTTTTTAATGGTGGTTTGATCATTGAATGGTTTGTTGATGTATTCTAAATTTTTATAGTCTTTTATTAAATCCGTTGGTATTTTATTGATCTGAATTTTCTTCGTCTTTTTCACTTTCGTCACCTTCACTTAGTAAATTTATTACTGGACTCAGTGGAGTGACAGAGGCAGGAATGATACCTCTTTCCATTTTATCAATCGAGTCGAGATACAATTGTTGATTTTGGGCATTTGCCCTTACAACTTCGTTTCTAAAGGATTCAACTGCAGCCCCAGTTTGATTTTCTTTTTGTGCCACCTCAATTGCCATAACTGGCATCCAAGCAACAGCGCATCCCCATTCATCGATCTCTTGCCCAGTGTTTGGATTCATCCCACGAACTTGAGTAAACCAAGCACACTTTTGCTCAATACACTTCTTTTTAATTAATGGGCAATAATTTCCAGGTTTCATTTGCATAATAGTTACTCCTTTTAAATAATTAAACTAACCAGGTAATAACAGAATATCTAGTTCCTTTTATTACTGGCATAATTTCGTGAGGGTACATAAAATTGGAAGGGAAGACAATGGCAGATCCTTTTTTAGATCTTATCATTATTTCTCTATCAAAAAACGCAAACTCTCCTCCATCATAATCTTCATTGAGTTGAATTGAGCAAGAAAGAGATCTTTGCTCTTCTTTATATGAATCAGTATGTTCTGAATAGAATTGCCCTTCTTTATATCTCAACAATTGGTATCCAGTATCAATTTGAATTTTAAATGATGGATGGATTTCTTTATATTCATACAAAACTTTGGATACTGATTGAAAAACTAAATCATCTATATTTTCTCTTATAAATGTATTTTTAGAAATAATCTCCTTATGAGAAATTATTATTTGATCGCAATTTCTTACTTCAAAATTTTCCGCTCCACCTGATGTTAAAGCTGAGCTCCAATCATATCCATTCGCATACTCCTCCAAAATTTGATCGCATACTACCTCTGGCATTATATCATCAAATACATGTATAAAACTATCTAATGTAGTATTTGGTTTAGATATAATTTTAGATGATACATCGACATTATTCTCACTAATAGTTACATTTTTATTTTTATATTCTTCTAAATCCTCTTTTACTATAGGTATTTGCTCTTCCAATTCCTTGATAATATTTTTATCTTCTTTTGATTCTAAAGATTTTTTTGCTTCATTAGAATTACAAGCAGATATTTCTTTTATTTTATCAAAATAAGCATAAGATTTATCTCCTCTGCTTCTTACATAATGAAGAAATACTTGAACATATTCTTCCCCAAAGTACATATCTCTCCAGTGATTGGAGGTACATCCAAAATATAACATGGCATCGCCAGGATTTAGAATTACACTACGCTCTTCTTTCGTTGGCGTTTCTATAAAAATAGGCCAGGAAGTGTCACCACGTAAATGGACTGTTAGAGATATCTCACAGGCATCTCTATCAGTATGACTTTCAAGTACACTACCATTCTTATATACTCTTGCATAAGCATATGTTGGTAGTACGGTTTCGTCTAAAATTGCAGATATTTGTGGAGTTTTTTCACATAAAAGTTCTAAGAATGAAATATAATCATATTTGGATGGAGAATTTGCCGATTGAGTATCTCCTGGCACGTCATTTTCATCACAATACTCTGCAAATTCTTTACCCAGACGAAGAGCATCATTTCTAGAAATAAAATTCGGAATAATAATATAATTATTTTTTATTAGTTTATCAATCATTTTCGATTTTCAATTGAATTAAATTCATTATATTTATTTAATTCCAATATGTCAAGTTAATTCTTTGATGCCAATATTAGATCTACGTAAGCTACGTTGAAATCTGCCGAAGCACTAAATGGGTGTGTATGAGATCCAGATCCACCAGCAGCTCCAGCATTACCGCTATTTACTCTTCCCCCAACGGCAATAAATGGTTGAAATGCGTGAGAAATGGCAAAAGATACGTTACCGTGAGCGTGAGATGGAAGTTGAGCTTCTGTAAGTACGTGAGCACCTATAGATCCTGATGCTGTTTTAGTACCAAAAGCACTTGGAAAATCTAATGTTCCACCAGTCGTAACACTACCACTTACGACACGCAACGTTCCAGTTCCACCCCCCAAAATACCGGTAGATCTAGTCCAACTAGTAGGGGCAGTCGCTTGTTCAAATAAAACCAAACTACCTGTAGCGATAAAATCAGGTATTGAATTGCATCCGGTTAATGATGTTGTTCCTAAAAGAGCCATTTTTCTACCTACTAAGTTTTACTACACCTAATTACGTCAGAATATAAAACACTAAAATTCTCAGCAGAAGTTCCAAATGGGTGTGCATGAGCGCCACCACCACCAGCACCTCCAGTGCCAGTATTATTATTTGCAAGTCTTTCTGGCCAAAGTCCCGGTGTACGGTTTGCAAGGCTTCCAGACACCCCATTAGCATGGTCGTGAGATGTGATTTGAGATACTGCAAGTGATGACCCACCAACACTTCCACCCATTGATCTAGTAGTAAATATGTTAACAAATGGATTAGATCCTCCTGAAGATAATGCTCCTGAGGCAACAACTCTTAAAGCACGATCATCGAGATCAGTCAATTTAGTCCATCCAGTAGGAGCATTTGTACCCCTAAAAATTGTTTGTGAACTTCCAGCAATAAAATCTGGTATAGAACTACATCCGGTTAATGTTGTTGCGCCTAAGACTGCCATATTTGTTTACATATAAATTAATCTTTACTAGCAAAAATAACATCAATATATTTTACAGAAAAATCAATTGCTCCCGAATTTACATTAGGGTGAGCGTGTGCTGCATTTCCACCTCTATTATCAGTAGCTGCAAATGATCTAGCAGATGCGGGGAAAGCAGCAGGATCACTTCCAACATCAGTACTATGACCTAGAGGGTGAGCGTGAACTGCCATTTCTGGCCAAGAAAGAGTATGGGCACCATTAGCAATAGTAAAACTTCTAGAAGTAAAGGTGGCAGTGAATGGATTGGTACCACCATCGGTCACAGATCCATTAGTGACTCTCAGTGCTCTATTATCAAGGGTTGTTATTTTAGTCCAAGAAGCAGGGGCAGATGTTTGATGAAACACCCAAATAGATCCAGTACCAATAAAATCTGGAATACTATTACAACCAGTTAAAACAGTAGCATTTAAAATTGCCATAATTATTTCTCAATTTAAACTAATATTTTTAAATTGGTTGACAGCATTATTTAGTATCTATTTATAATGATCCTGATAAAATCCATTTATAGAATTTACTCTTACTTAATTTTCTTTATTTCTAATTTGTGGGAATTGGATTTTGTGCCATTTGGGCATCTATTTCATCTTGAATTTCTTTTCCAGATTTAATAGGGGCATTGAGAACTATTGTTTCCTTAGATCCAGAAATGCTTCCCTCTCCACCCGAAGTAATTCTTTCTACTTCCTTTGCCACAATTTCTTCGATTGCTACTCTACACCTTTCAGAAATTACAGATTGAATCCATTCTTGAGGATCGTAAGTGACATGAGACAATGCTTTATTTTCAGCATCATTTAAAACAACTTTATATTCCATAATTATTTTATAATAACATTTTTATTTATCCATAATACCATATTGATAAGTGGGAATGTTCTTTACCGTATACATTAGCATTACTAGTTTGTATTCTTACTGCCAATTGATCATTTACAGCACAATCAACACCAAAAGTAGCACTATTAATATGCCATAAACTCGATCCATTTGTATTTGAATGTATTCCTCTTGTAGAGGTTACAATTACTCCATTTTTGTATACGTAAAGATTACCATTTCCACCACCAGATCCAAAAAGAGCACTCGGACAAACTAAGTAAATTCCAGATAATGGGCATGTAAACACTCCCGTACCAGTATTATAATGCCCCCCTTTATTTTCAGATGCTATATTATAAGTATAGACTACCGGAGTAGTACCAAAGTTTTCCCATGCCTCAGTAATATCTCTCCACCCATAAAAAAATGGATTTTGATTCATAGACATCGTTCCATTTTCATTTATTTCAATAGATGAAGTTGTTGCTCCACTGAATCTAATATCAGAAGTTGCAAGATTTGTTGTAATTAATGTGCTCATGATTTTACCTCAACTATACAACCAAATTGAACAATGAGAATGTTTGTCGGCATAAATTGACGCGGCTGAATTAGTTGCTCTAATTTGTATTTGATCGTCCTTAACACATCTCAACATAAAAATCGTAGAATTATAAAACCAATTACTAGTACCACTCGTGTTTGAATGTACTCCTCTTGCTGTTTTGTTTACATTATTAACATATACATTTAAAGTTGTCGATCCACCATTTGCTCCCATTAAACCTCCGGGGGCAACCGCATATACACCAGACACCGGGCAAGTAAATGTTCCAGAAGTGGTATTATAACAATTTCCTCTATTAGTTACGGCAACATTATAATTATAAACGGCTGGAGTTGTTCCATAATTTTCCCAAACTGCGCCAGCAGATCTATATCCATAAAAAGCTGGTTGATTTGGAGCAAGTGACCTTCCAGAAGAATCTATCAATAAAGAAGTTGTTCCAGTTATTGGAGATTTTATGACATCTGTTCTTAGTGTTGAAACTGTTAAACTACTCATAATTTTTATCCACAATACCAAATTGATAAGTGAGAATACTCTTTTCCATAAACAGTAGTACTTCCGGTTTGTATTCTTATTGCCAATTGATCATTTACGGCACAGTCAATGGCAAAAGGTTGCGAATTCGTCTTCCAATAATTACCTACATTATGATGAATTCCATTTTCAGTTACATTTATTCCATTTTTATATACTGTTGCGGTAGAAAAATTACCAGTGTTTCCTCCCAAAAATGCTGGATAAAGAATATAAACTCCTGCCAGTGGACAAGTCCAAATACCAGTTGATGTATTATAGTGACTTCCTCTATTTACTGAGGCAATATTAAAGGTATAAACTACCAGAGTAGTACCAAAGTTTTCCCATGTCTCAGATCCAGTATCTCTCCATCCATAAAATAATGGTAAATTTCTTCGCCTTACATAGTTATTACTATCAATCGTTAAGGAAGCAGTTCCAGAAGAATGATTTATATCTGTACAAAATAACCTATTGGTCTTTACTGTACTCATAACTATTCTGGTTTTGGATACATATCTTTAATTTTATTTATTTCCTCTTTCCATACATCATACCCACCATGATAAAGTAAATCAAACTGTTCCTCAAAAGATGGATATGCCTTAGCACGAAGTCTTTGATATTCAGTTTTTTCATATTCAAGTTGAAGTCTTTTTAATTCTTCTTCAATTTCTTCTATTGTTGGAATAACAAATCCCTCAGGAATATGAATCCAATCAATTTTAGAATAGTCTCCATTTACAATAATAAATTGTGCTTTTGGGCACAATGAATTAATTGCATCTGCTATAGTGTAATTCATGGTAATATCTCCATTGCTGTAATACTTGTAAGACCTCTCATATCTACAGAGTTTCTATCATTTATTCTTAATGTATATAGGGTTCCATTCCAACTTGAGCAGGCTGTTGGTGCATAAGTAATTGCGGAAGTTGTGGCAGGAGAATCTAGATATTGATAAGATGTAGTAAGACACCATCCCACATCAGTAGTTCCTTGACCCATAAAATTCATTCCTATTGTATTACTACTATTGGTATTGGTATTTCCGCCAATATTCACCCCATTTCTAGAAAATCCATAACTACTGACATAAAAAGCATTATGTATTATATTAGCAAATAATAATATTTTACTGGTAGTACTTGTGGGAGTTATTGTAACAGAACAGTTTGGTATTGTAGCATTATCTTGAGATGATATTGTTACAGTATTGGATCCCATATTACCGTAAACGGCTTGTAAAATATTTCCAGAATTTTTTAAGATTATCTTACCATTAACATCTTGAATTTGATCTACTTTTAGAATTGTCATAATTATGCCAATATCTCCATTGCTGTAATACTTGTAAGACCTCTCATATCTAAAGAGTTCCTATCATTTATTCTTAAGGTATAAAGTGTTCCAGACCAACTTGAGCAGGCTGTTGGTGCATAAGTAATTGCGGAAGTTGTGGCAGGAGAATCTAGATATTGATAAGATATAGAAATACATCCACCCTCAGCACCAGCACCCTGACCCTGATAATTCATGGCAATTACATTGCTACTATTGGTATTAGTATTTCCACCAATATTCACACCATTTCTAGAAAATCCATAACTATTCACATATACAATGTTAGTAACAACATGAGCAAATAATAATATTTTACTACTGGTACTTGAAGGAGTTATAGAAACCGAACAGTTTGGTATTGTGGCATTATCTTGAGATGATATTGTTGCAGTGTTAGATCCCATATCACCATAAACAACTTGCAAAACACTTCCAGTATTTCTTAAAATTGTTTTTCCGGTAGTATCTTGGATTTCATTTACCTTTAGAATACTCATGATTATTCTGGTTTAGGGTATTTTGCCTTTACTTCTAGACACTTATCTATATATGCCTGAATTTGCTCCTGATCACCCTTCACGATACCATCAAGATACTCTTTAAAGTCTGGATATTCTTTTTCACGAAGTCTCTGATATTGATAAGAATCTGCAATACTTTGAAGTCTTTCTATCTCCGCAAGAATTTCTTCTTTTGAAGGTAGATTATATCCTTCGGATTTAAAATCTTTAATGCTCTCATAAGTATCACCCACACTCCAGGTTGACCCTGGGCAGAGTGTATGAAGAGCATCTGAAATTTCAATCTTGGATCTCCTTTTAAAATTAATTTCGTAAGTCATACTACTACCTCATAAATTACTGCTGTTGAAACCATGTTTTCATTACTGTCCGCACCAGTATTGTTTAAAGTTCTATTTAAATAAAGCGTATATGCGTTTGCATTAGAACTTCTGACTGCCGGTGCATAGGTTCTTGATGCCGTTGAACCTGCAATTTGACTGTATGCAACAAATAAATTAGTTGGAGTACTAGCGGTGTTTGCATCATAAGAAGCAGAAACATATCCTACCCAACGATTATTTGATACGTTGTTTCTACCTTCCTCACCCGGAGTTGTGATGAGTGCTCCATCACGATGAATTAAAAATATAATATTTTCACTACCTTCACAATTAATCATCCATTGACAAATAATTCTATTATTTGCATTTGTGGGCGTAATTGATATATCCAAATCGGTAACGGTAGTTCCATCTCCAGTGGCAGCAACTGAGTATGTAGATATAGCATCGGTTCTGGCATATACCACTTGAACAATATTTCCACCGGTATTATTAATTAAAACATGCCCGTCTCTTGCTTCTACTTTATTAGTTATTAAAGTACTCATTCAAACAACCACCTCATAAATGATTCCGGTTGATACCATATTTTCAAAAGAATCTGCACCAGCATTAGCATTTACACATCTATTTAAATAAAATGTGTAGGCAGTTGCAGAAGAACTTCTGACTGCCGGTGCATAGGTTCTTGATGCCGTTGTGCCTGCAATTTGACTATACATAATATTCCAATTACTTGGAGTACTATCTTCGTTTTGGTCATAAAATGCGGCGGCATATCCAACCCAACGACTATTAGATACACTATTTCTACCTTCTTCACCCGGAGTTGTGATGAGTGCTCCATCACGATGAATCAAAATAACATTATCTTGATGCAATTCTCCATTGATCATCCACTGACAAATAATTCGATTATTTGCATTTGTAGGAGTAATCGTCATATTCAACTCAGAAATAGTAGTACCATTACCAGTTGTTGCAGATGAATATGTAGTTCTAGTATTAGACCTGACAAAAATAGTCTGAACTATACTACCACTGCTATTAAGTAATGGTTTTCCAGATGTAGAAAGTATTTGATTCGTTCTTAGTGTGCTCATAATTTATACAATTGACCAGGTGGCACCAGAGTTTACAGTAACCGTAATTCCACTGGCAATAGTGATTGGACCAACACTCATTGCATTATAAGTTGTAGTTACGGTATAGTTAGAAGTTATTGTTGGAGTATTTCTAACAAATGGTGAGGTACTTAGAGTAATCTCACCAGAAACATCAAGTTTTGATGTTGGTGACACGTTTCCAACACCAATTCTGTCATTAGCAATGTCAGAAAATAGATTAGTATCTGATGTAAGATTGGCAGTATCTCTAGTTCTAGCCATTTTTATTTTTATTTAGTAAGTGAGTCTACTTTTTGATTCAATTCTTTGATCGCTTCGATTAAGATGGCAGTCAAGTTTCCATAAGCAACCGATTTAACTTCACCATCAAGCACAACCTCAGGAATAATTTTTTCAATCTCTTGAGCAATAACACCGATTTGACGAGCCTTTGTATCTATTCTGTCATACTCGACGCCTCTTAGAGAAAGAACTTTTTCTAATGCATTCTCAATCGTTTTAACATTAGTTTTAATTGCTTGGTCAGAACTTGCAGTTACCGTTCCACCAACTACTAAATTTCCAGTTGAAGGATTATAAGTTAGTTTGGTTGATGAGACATTAACAGTTCCAAGAGTTCCTGTGGTTATATCATCAAATAAAATATAACGAGTGGCATTTGTGGTGGTATCATCAGACACAGAAACGCTAGTGGAACCAACAAGACCCTGGATTCCTATCGATCCTTGAACGCCTTGGTTAGAAAGACCTTGAGTACCTTGACGACCTTGAGTACCCTGAAGACCCTGAACACCCTGATTTCCCTGAACTCCCGAAACAAAATTTCCAAGATTATAGGCAACTACTTCTAAAATATCAGAAGCGGATGCACCAGATGCAAGAACAACCGAAGTTCCATTAGTTGCCGTATATTCACTTGCTGCTAGGTGAGATCCATTTAAGAATACTTGAATATAATTGGGTGAATACGTAACACTAAAAGTAGTTTGCCCGGCAGTAGCAGTAAATGCGGTACGAGTAATTGTAGATGGTGTAGTTGCCGGAGCTGCAGTACCTTGAAGACCCTGAAGTCCTTGAGGACCCTGAACACCCTGAGCACCCTGTCTTCCTTGAAGACCTTGGAGACCTTGAACTCCTTGAACACCTTGAGCACCCTGACGACCTTGAAGACCTTGAAGACCTTGAAGACCTTGAACTCCCTGATTAGAAAGACCCTGAGCACCCTGACGACCTTGAAGACCTTGAAGACCCTGGAGACCTTGAGAACCTTGAACGCCCTGATTAGCAAGACCTTGAGCACCCTGACGACCTTGAAGACCTTGAAGACCTTGAAGACCTTGAACTCCCTGATTAGAAAGACCTTGAGCACCCTGACGACCTTGAAGACCTTGGAGACCTTGGAGACCTTGAGAACCTTGAACGCCCTGATTAGCAAGACCTTGAGCGCCTTGAGTACCTTGAACGCCTTGTACTCCTTGAACACCCTGAGTTCCTTGTCTACCCTGGAGACCTTGGAGACCTTGGAGTCCCTGTGCTCCTTGAAGACCCTGAGTACCCTGAACACCCTGGGTACCTTGTCTTCCCTGAAGACCTTGGAGACCTTGAAGACCTTGAACACCTTGTACTCCTTGAACACCCTGAGTTCCTTGTCTACCCTGGAGACCTTGGAGACCCTGAAGACCTTGAACACCTTGTACTCCTTGAACACCCTGAGTTCCTTGTCTACCCTGGAGACCCTGGAGACCCTGAAGACCCTGAATACCTTGAGGACCAATTGAAGTATACACTTCCCAAGTGGCACCGTCATAGATAAAATCTACTTTTACTCCTACAACATCTAATATCAAATCTTCGGCAGATCCTTCTATTGTAGAACCATTTCTAGCAACTGTAAGTGAATTTACTGCCCAACTCGCAGCATCTGCAACTTGAACACTATCTCCTGTTGCTGGAGCCGCAGGAAGTGTTAAAGTCCAAGAACCTCCTGCAGTGTTTGCAACAATTCGATCACCAGAAACTGCAGTATAATTTGCAGTCTTTACCTGCCAATTCGTGGCACCACCCCCACCACTACTGCTAGTGGTCCAAGCAATACCAACACCTGTTGATATTAATACTGATCCACCAATACCGATAGCATTATTACTATCACGTATTCCTCCATCAATCTTAAT